GTGCTGGTGGCCGAGACCGCTGCCGAATGGGAAGCCGCCTTGCTCCGCCTGGTCGACGATGCCGAGCTACGCCGGCGTCTGTGGCGCAATCAACGTCGGCGTGTAGCCAGTGAGCACGCCTTGGCAAAGACTGTCCTCGAGTGGCCCCGCGCGTGGACCGAGATCCTCGAATCGTTCAGAGCCCAGCAAGCGGCTTGAAGGAGTATCGTTGCCCGTCCTGCGGGCACTTGCTCTTCAAGTCAGACGCGCCTGCCGGCAACGTACAGACGTTTTGCAAGCCGTGCTCTAAGATTCGCACAGTTCCCGTCGTTATTCGCCGAGAGGGTCGCTGAACCCCGAGCGCGCCCGAGTGGCCTGGAGCCGCCAGTGCGCATGAGGGCCGCGGCGTGGATTACAAGTCGGTCGGTTTTCTCTTGGAGGACCTGAAGAGCCGCGGGGACGACGGGTGGAGTTTCTCCGGGTACGCATCGACGTTTGGAAACATCGACGAAGGCGGCGACGTCGTCCTCCGCGGCGCGTTCACCAATAGCCTCGCACAGCGTGTGCCCAGATTGCTGTGGCAACACGACATGTCCGAGCCGATCGGCCGCGTGGTGCAGCTCAAAGAAGACGACCGCGGTCTGCACGGCGACTTTCTGATCAGCCGCACCGGCCGTGGACATGATGCGTACGTGTTACTCAAGGATGGCGCGATCGACTCGATGTCGATTGGCTACATCCCCGAAGAGCAGGAATTCGACGACCAGCACAATGTGCGCAAACTCAAGTCGGTCGACCTGCTCGAGATCAGCCTTGTCAGCATCCCCATGAATGAGGAGGCCCGCGTGACCGCTGTCAAGGCCAAACAACTCGTGTTGCCCACGTCTGCTGGGCCCTCGATCGCCTCCATGCGTCTCCACCTCATGAGAAAACGCCTCGAGCGCTTGGGAGTGCCCGTATGAGTAACAACGGCACGGCCGAATCGGTCTACAGAGCCGAGCCCTTCTTCACGAAAGACCAGGTCGCCGGGATGGTCATGCCGGAGATCATGGCCAATATCAAGGACCAGTACGACCGCTCGGACGAGATCGAGCGCAAGTACGACGGCATCATCACCGACCCCGAGGACGAGCACGAGGTCAAGCGGCGTCTGCTGACCGTCGACCTGCTCATGGATCAGCAGACGCGCTTGCAGGAAGCGCTCGATCGCAAGGGGCGCATCCGCGGCGGCATCGAGCAGTACGGCCAATCCTCAAACGGCTACCACCGCCAATCGTTCGAAGATCCTATGGCCAGCCAGTTCCTGAGCCCAGGCGACCAGTTCGTGCGCAGCAACGAATACAAGCGCATGAAGGGCGGCGGCCTATTCAACACCAACCTGCATCGCAACGAATTCAGCGTGCAGATGACCCAGGGCACGAGCTTGATCGGCTGGTCGAAGCTGCTGCAGAAGACGCTGGTATCGGTTGGCTCGGGCCAGCAACTCTTCTCTGGCTCGCCGTTCGTGCCGAACGACCTGCAGCCGGGCGTGCTGAGCATCCTGCAGCGCGAGATCAACGTGCTCGATCTGATCCCGACGCTGACGACCGAATCGGACGTCATCGAGTGGGTTCAGGAAACGACATTCACTAACAACGCGGCGATGGTGGCAGAGGCCACGGCCACCACGGGTACGACGGGTACCAAGCCTGAGTCGGCGCTGTCCTACGCGGCCCAGACCACGCCCGTCAGGACGCTGGCGCACTGGATCCCGGTAACCAACAAAATGCTGGGTGACGCGCCGCAGATCCGCGGCATCATCAACAGTCGCCTGTTGCTCGGATTGCAGCTTGCGCTCGAGACGCAGATTGTGAGCGGTGATGGGACCGGCGAGAATTTCCTGGGCATCCTGAACAACAACATCAACGTCCAGGCGCTCGGCACCGACAACGTGCTGGATGCGATCTTCAAGGGCAGGACGCTGGTCAGGGTCACGGGTAAAGCGCGCCCGAGTGCGGTCGTGATGCACCCCAATAACTGGCAGAGTGCGCGGCTGGCTAGAGAAAACTCGGCCACGGGCACGCTCGGCGGCTATCTCATGGGTCCGCCCAGCATGGTCGGCGCCAATACGCTCTGGGGCTTGCCGGTCGTCGAATCGGAGGCCATGCCCGCGGGGACCGCGCTCGTCGGCGATTTCAGCATGGGCTGCACGCTGTTCGATCGCGAGCAGGCCGTGGTCAGGATCGGCTTCGTCAACGATCAGTTCATTCGCAACATCCAGACGCTGTTGGCCGAGCTCAGGGCCGCCTTTATCGTCTGGCGCCCGACGGCGTTTTCGAAAGTGACGGGTGTGCCGTGATGTCCTTTCGTGAAATTCCTGATCCGCCTCCTGAACCGGACGACGATGACCAGCCCGAGCCCGCCCCCGAGCCCGAGCCATCCGCCTGAACGTATGGGACAGTACGTGGTCGGTCGGCGCTATCGGGCGGGCGGGCATGGCTTGACGCTCACCTGGCCCGATGGCACGACCACCAGGTACCCGGCGCGCGCGGTCTTTCGACTCGAGCAAGTGCCGGCCAAAGTCGTCGGTCGCGCGCACCGCATCGCCGATGCCATGACGCTCGAACGCTCATGAGCTACGCGACACTGGCCGACTTCAAGGCGGCTGTCGAGATCGCCGATTCGCGCGACGACACCGACATCCAGCGCGCCCTGGACGCCGCTACGGCCTGGATCGATCACTACACCGGACGCACCTTCAACGCCGTGGATACGACCGCCTCGGCGCGGCACTTCCTGCCGTACGACACGATGCGGCTCGAGGTGCCAGATCTGACCAGCGTGACCGCGCTGGCGATTGATACCGCGGGGGATGAAAGCTTCCGCACCGCGCTGGATGCGGACGATTACGATCTGTACCCGCTGTATTTGATGCCGGGTCTGGGCGGATACACCGAGATCCGACTGAAGCCGCTCGCGCCGTCGTGGTTTGTGCTCGGCTATCAGGTGCGCGTGACGGCGTTCTGGGGCTTCGGGCCGACGCCGGCCGCGGTCGCCCAGGCATGCATTCTGATCGCCAATCGCTGGAACCTGCGCCTGAGCGTGCCATTCAGCATGTGGGAAGCCCCACAGAGCGGCGAGTTGGCGACGTTGACCGCGCGTGACGAAGACGTCATCAACCTGCTGTCGGCGTACGTCACGAGCTCGGGCAGCGGACGGGCCGCGGCAGCGACCTGGGTGCTCGTATGAGTGTGCAATTGGGGCCCGAATGGGAGGCCTTTCTCAGGCGCTTGCAGACGACGCCCGAGCAGATGGAACGCGACATGCGCCAGACCTTGCAGGCGAGTTTGCTGCTGATCGAAGCCTCGGCGCGCTCAGGTGCGCCCCAGGACACGCGCAGGTTGGCGGGAAGCATCTCCCAGCGCATTACGGGCACGTATCCCAGTCTTGTCGGCCAGGTGGGTCCAGGCGTGCGCTATGGCCTGTTCGTCGAGTTTGGCCGCCGCGCGGGTGCCAGGATGCCGCCGGTGAATGCACTCATCGGCTGGGTCAGCCGCCACTGGTATCCCGCGTTCATCGGCCCACTGCGACAGGGGCAATTGCGTCCGCGACGCGCGGCGGGTCTCGGCGTCTCGCAAGCCATGATTCGCTCGCGTGCATTTGCGCTTGCCCGCGCGATTCAGCGACGGGGCATCCCGGCGCATCCATTCATGGCACCCGCCTACGAAGCAAATCGCACGCGCATCGAAGCCGGCTTCGCCCATATCGGGCTGCGCGTCGTCGCCTACCTGGCGGGTAATCCGATCCCGTGACGGAGCCGACAATCGACCAGATCCAGGCCGCCATCAAGGCCCGCCTCGGCACGATCACCTCGCTACGCGCGTATGCGACCGAGCCCGACAAACCCAATTTCCCGTGCGCCTATCCGCGCATCGTCGACTGGACCTTCGACGACGACTTCGACCACACCACGCTGTACCACTTCGACATCTGGGTGCTCGTCGGCCTCGAGCCGGGCTTCGACCGCGCCCAGACCTGGCTCAATCCGTATCTGTCGGCGGCGGGTACCAATTCGATCAAACTGGCCATCGACGCCGATCCGCGGCTGGGTGGCATGGTCGCCTCGGCACGCGCGACCGGCGGCGGTGCCTATGGCCGCGTAGATGTAGCGGGCACGCCGGCGCTGGGCGGCTCGGTGCGGCTCGAGGTTTTCACGTGACGCCGTGGTTGTCGGTCGTCATCCCGACCATCGGCCGCCAGACACTCGAGGACACGCTCACGTCGTTGCGGGTGCAACCGGAGAGCGACGGCATCCAGGTTCTGGTGGTGGCCGATACGCACGGTGCCGTCAATGCGCAACTCGACTACTCGCGTAAACGCGTCGCCGACCTTGGCCTCGAATGGCTCGAGCTGGACGCCGGCATGAATTGCGTTGGCCAGCCACAGCGCAGCTTCGGGGCGAAAGCCGCCGCTGCCCCGTGGGTCTGGTTTTCTCAAGACGACAACATTGCCGCCGAGAAGTCACTGGCCATCATCAAGCGCGCCATCGAGCAGCAGGCGTATCCGCGGCCCATGTTCTTTCAAATGCGCACGTATTGGGGGGCCGTCATCTGGCAGACGCCGGTCCTGGTGCAGGGCAACATCGACGCCGATTGCCTGCTCTTTCCGCGGGACATCGCGCACCAGGTTGAGTGGGGCTTGCGTTACGAGGGCGACCTGGACGCCGCGGTGCGCGCCTTCAATCTCACGGGCGGAGACGTGGCCTGGGTCGACGAGCTCGTCAGCGTCGGCCGCCCGGAAGCGGAGCAGCTCTGGTGGCGATAAGCATCGGCACGGTGCGCCTGAATATCGGCAGTGGCGACCTGCCGATGCGCATGTCCGGGTGGGTGAATGTCGACGAGCAGCCGTACGCGGGAGTTGACCTCGTGCTGCGCGTGCCGCCGCTGCCCTGGGAAAGCGACACGGTCACCGAGATTTACGCGGGCCATTTTCTGGAGCATCTGAATCGTCAGGACTCGATCGACTTTCTGAATGAGTGCTGGCGCGTGCTTCGGCCGGGCGGACGGCTCGGGATCATGGTGCCGGATATGCACGAGACCATGCGCCGCTACATCCTGGATGAGCCGGCGCCAATGGAATGGCCGGCCGGCCACTACCGCGACTTGCGCGACCTGGATCAGTTCTGCGAAGCCATCATCTTCTCGACGATGCAACCGTCGCACCATCAATGGGCCTACGACAAATTCACGCTCGGCCGTGCGCTCGAAAACGCGGGGTTTACCGTCCTCGGCGAATTCGACCGCTTCGCCGATCCGCGGGTCGCGGTGGGCGCCTGGTACCAGATTGGAATGGATGCACTCAAACCATGACCGACGCCATCGCGAATCCACACATCAACAATGCCGGCTATAGCGTCCTGAGTACCGGACCCGGCACGGAAATCGTGGCATGGAAGTGCGAGCACTTCTCGGTCTATAGCGGCATCCATACCTTTTCACCCGTGGTGCCGGACCAGGTCGTTGAAGAGACCAAAAACAACTTGCTGGCGTACTACCTGACCGTCCAGCCGTGCGATTGCATCCCCGTCATCAATCCCCCATAGGAGTACCCAATGCCATCCTCACCCATACCACCCTGGAATTTGAAACCGGGTTCGGCGCCGAAGCCCAAGCCGAGCAATCCTGGCGCTGGCCAGGCACCCACCGATCCAAGCGTGCGTGTCTCCGGTCCGCTGACCGATCCGAGCAAACGCGTCAGCGAAGGTTAGGTTGCTGCGGATCCTGCTAGTCGGGGCTGGCGCGTCGTTTTCGACCAAAGACGTCGAGGACGGCTACCGCGCCGCGCTGTCGGCACTGGCGGGCGTGGACGTCAAGTACTACGCGCTCGAGCCACGTCTGGGTCTCGCGCGCGACTGGCTGATGAAGCTCTGGCGTGCCCGCGGTAAAGATCCCGAGCAGCGGCCGAGTTGGCCCGACACGGTCTATCGGGCCAGCATCGAAGCCTTCGAAATGGCGCTGCGCTACGACGTGGATTGGGTCTTCGTCATCAGCGGCATGTATTTCCACCCCGATGTGCTCGAAATGTTGCACCGGGCGCGCCTCAGGACGTGTGTGCTGCTGACCGAGTCACCCTATGAGGATGAGGCGCAATCGCGTCTGGCGGGCCTGGTAGACATTGTTTGGACTACTGAGCGCACGTCAGCCCAAAGCCTGGGTGCCGGCTATCTGCGGCACGCCTACGATCCGGCGCGGCACCGTCCGCAACTGCCCGAGGACTCGGTGCCGGCCCACGACGTCGTCTTCGTCGGAACGGGCTTCGAAGAACGGATCGGTGAGCTCGCCGCGGTCGACTGGACGGGCATCGACCTGGGTCTGTACGGCAACTGGTCACTGCTCGGCTCGCGCGCGAACCTGCGGGAATACGTGCGTAGCGGGCCGGTCAGCAATGATATGGCTGCAAATCTCTATAGGCGGGCCAGGATCGGGCTCAATCTCTACCGAACGTCCCAGACCTATGATCGCGGCGTTACGCACGTAGCGGGCGCACAGAGTCTCAATCCACGCGCCTACGAGCTCGCCGCCTGCGGCGTCTTTCAGGTCTCGGATTATCGCGCGGAATCGGCCGAGATCTTCGGCTCAAGCGTGCCGACGTTTGTGCCCGGCCATCTTGAGGATGTGTTGCGGGCGTATCTGCTGGATTCACCCGCTCGTCGCTACGCGGCACGGCACGCGAAGGACGCCGTTGCGCCGCACACGTTTGCCGCGCGCGCGGCCCAAGTCCTGACCGATCTCGAGACCTTCGATGATCGGTCCTTATTGAGCAAGGGAGCCTGATCGGGTATGGCCATCAAGTATCACGGCAAATCGGGTCTTGTGTATATGTCGACGACGGGCAGCGGCTCGCCGGTGCTGGTCGGCGGCATGCGCGCTTTCACGCTCGATAACTCGACCGATACGGTCGACACCACCGAGTTCGGCGCGACCAACCGCACGATGGTGCAGGGCTTTCCCGCCAGCAATGGCACCATCGAGGGCTTTTGGGCCACCGACGACAGCACCTTGCGCACGGCCTCCCAGAGTATCGACGGCACGAACCTCGCGCTGTATCCGTCGTCGGCGGCAATGACTCGCTATTTCGGCGGGCCAGCCTGGGTCGATATGACGCTACGGACCGCGGTCGATCAAGCCGTGGCATTGACCGCGAACTGGCGTTCGCGGGGCAATATGACCAACCAGCTCTGATGATGCCGATCAAGACCACCACGATCGCACTCGACGAGATCGGGTACGACGGGTGGTCGGCCGAGCTGCGCTTGAACGTGCGCGCGCGGACCTACGACGCCTTTCTGTCGCAGGAGCGCGACGAGTTCTGGGCGGCATTCTGCGACATCGTCGTCAGTTGGAATCTCGAGGATGAGGACGGTCAACCGCTGCCTTTACCAAAGGATGGATTGGGCTCGCGGGATCTGCCCATCGACATCCTCAACACGTTGGTCTTGCGCTATGTGGAAGCTATGGCTGACAGCGCGGCAATCCCAAAAGCACGCGCCGAGCACTCAGAAGCTACCTCTCGGACCAACGGCGCCGTCCCGAGCAGCGTGCCGGCCTAGGGCCACCCCTCGAGTATGTGCCGGTCATTCTGGCAGATCGGTTCGAAGGCACGGGCCCGCTGTACTGGGAGGACGTCGACGCCGACCGCCGCCAGCGCGTGCTCAGCTTCCTGGTCGTTGAGGGCGAGGTGGCTCAAGCCTGGGCAGGACTCGGCCCCGACGACGTGGCGGTGATCCTCGATGATGACGAGTGAATCACGCTTTCCAGCGCATGCCGGCTGGCGGCGCGCGCCTCTGCTGAACAGCGGTGGTCCGCGGGGCTGGCGCGGGCAGTGGCGGCAATTCGCGGCTGCAGTACCGACATACAGTCGCTTCCGATCGGATCAGCTCGGCACAGAATGGACACTTGCGCGACTCGCCCTTCCACAAGGCCTCGCGCTCGAGTACTTTCTGATTCGGCTTCACAATCAGCGCGGCGATGATGCTCAGCAGTGGACTGAGCAGCAATCCCAGAAAAAAGAAACCGACGGCACTGCGTCCCTTGGCACCCGCGATGACGGCGCCGAGGATGGCAAACGCGAGCCAGCTAATAAGAACAGCTTCCATCTGAATGACCTCCCATATGGTCTGCGACATCCGCCGGGCCACGACGGTTATGGGCCCGCCGCACTTGCGAACGCTGATCAGGCGTTACCCGGCGGACATTCCAGAGCATACGAGTCGCCGGTAAAGAAAGTGCTAATGCGCTGATGGCGACCGAAGAGCAGCTCAAGGTCACCATTCAAACGGTCGCCGATACGGCCGCCGTCCAGCGCTACAACGCCGCGGTCAAACAGGTGCAACAGACGGCGGCACAACCGGTCAATCCGCGCATCGCCGAAGCCGCGGCGCGCGCGACGGCGTTTCAGCGAGCTGGCGGCCTGGAAGCTGCCATGCGTGGGGCCACCATGCCAGCCGCGGAGGAGGCCGCGGTCGCGACCACTCGGCGTGTCGGTGAAGCCACGCGCGTGACTGCCTCCGAGCTCGTTCGCTTTGGCGCCTCGGCTGTTGGTGTTGGCATCGGTCTCTCAGCATTCAGTCTCGCCGGCAATGCAGTCCACTCCATCCTGCAGAACATCGTCCAGGACAGCATCAATCTGGATCGCGCGACGCGCATGAATGCGATCGTGCTCGGCACCCAGGCGGCGGACTTCCAGAACTGGGCGACCGGTCTTGCCGAGCAGTCTGGTGTCGCTCGTCGCGGCCTGCTTGAGGCGGGCACGGCCGCACAGCAATTCGGTCGCCAGATTGGGTTGGTCCCTGATCAGGTGCAGGGACTTACCCAGGTCGCGCTGCAGCTCAGTCGGATCGAAGGCCTGGACGTCGCCCAGACGATGACCCAGCTCACCTCGGCGATGCAGGGCAATGCCCAGGCGGCCAACGCGTTGGGACTCAATCTGGACGACGCCTATGTCGCTTATACCCAGATGGGCGGCGCGAGTGCCGAAGTCTTCCGCCAGCTCGATCCGGGGACGCAAGCCACATTGCGCTATCGTGCCGCACTCGCGCAGGTGACGGAGATTGCCAAGACCGCGCCGGGGCCAGTGCAGGACTTGCAGCGAGAGCAGGAACGACTGAACGCGCAATGGGAGCGCTTCACCAACAACGTCGGCCCGCCGGTGATCGAGACGCTCGCCAAGATCGTGGGCGGCGTCAACGATCTGACCGCCGCCATGCAGGCCAATGCTCAGAACCAGGGCACCGATCCTGGTTTCAAAAATGAACTCGCCTTGCTGGCGATTCTAAAAGAGCTCAATTCGAGGCCTGGCATCGACTTCCTGAATGAATTGGTTGACGCGCTGCAGAAGATCAATGCCAAACCGGGGGTCGAAGTCTTGCAGGACCTGGGCGATGCCGTTAAGAAGGCAAGCGACGCAGCTCCGCCATTGGCTGATGCTACTCAGTCGGCCCAGGAGTCCGCGGCAGCGGCAGCGACCAGCATCGTGCACGTGGCGGATGCGGAGGACCGTGCGGCTGCGGCCGCGGCCAAACGTGCGGAAGCCGATGCACGTGCTGCAGCAGCAGCCGAGCGCCAGGCGGCCGTCGACGCAGCGACGCAGATCCTGATTGATGCCACCAAAGAGCGTGTCCGTCTCCAGCACGAAGCGGTCGATCTGACCGCCGAGGAGGCGCGTCTTCGGCTCGAGATGCTGCCCAGCGTGCAGCGTATGGCGGCGCTCCAACGCGACATGGCCCAGGCGCAGATCGCCGCGCGGCAAGCGGCGTTGCCAGCAAGTGAAGCCCTCGAGGACCTGCGCTACATGCAGGAACGTTCGCGGCTCATCGCCCAGAATCGATACGCTACCGCGCAGGAACGCTCGGACGCACGTCGCGAACTACGCGGGCTGGCGCGGGCCGAACCAGGCCTAGCGCTGGCTGCCATCGATGCAGAGCATGGCGTCGTGGTCACCGGCCGTGCGGCCACACGGCTGAATCTGCAAGCGCAATTACAGGACATCGCCCAGCAGCGTGCCCTGGCCGGCGTGCAGGGTGCCGAGGCGCAAAATCAATTGATCAGCGCTATCGTCGCGGCCAATGTCCAGACGGCCCAGGCCTTCAAGGATCAACTCATTCAGGTGCCGCTGACCGTCGTCATCAACAATGCAGACGGGAGCCAGCAGGTCTATCAAGAGCTCATCGAAGCTAACGGCCAGGCTCAGACGCCACCAACAGTTCAGGTCTCGGGCGTGCGCCGCTAGTGTCTACGTTCGTCATCGGTTCGACCACGGCTACGTTTCGCTCGACGATTCAATCCGCGCGCCAGACGATCGGCGACCTGCAGGAGTTCATTTTCGGTGTGTACCTAACAACGCAGGCTGACTGGCTGACGCTGCAGACGTTAGTCACCACCAAGTATCACGTGCATGTACCGATTGGTGGCGGGAGCGTAGTCGTCGATATCGTCCGCGGCCCCGGCGTCGGCAACTTGAGCATCGATGGACTGGGCGCGAGCGCGGGTATTCTGACGACCTTGTCGCGCCCGACCTACCTGCCGAATGGCCGGAGCACCGGCTCGGCGACGTTTCTGATCACGGGGCCGGCGTTATGAGCAGCATGCCGCCGGGTGGGCTCGATCAGTTTTCGTACACGGAGCTCGCGGGTGCCACGTACAACGGCCTCGCGACGCACAACTACGCTGGTCCGGCGATCATCCGCCAGATCTCGCTCAGTGTCACGTTCGCTGGCGTCGTCCTTACCGACGTCATCCAGGCGCGCGGCGAAGTCTCGGCCGATTCGGGCTGGCCGACGTGCAGCGTGTTCGTGACGGCCAAGCCGGCCAACGGCAACGAAGAAGACGACATCAGCGTGGTCGCCGGCGCCGGCAACAACGTCACGCGTTTCACGGGCAAGGTGCGTCGCTTCCGTCCGTCGGGCTTTCCCAAAAGCATCGAGATCGTCGCGATGGGCACGCTGGCGTATGCCGCCGAGTGGGTCCCACCCGAAGATATCTATTTCGACGAGGCCTGGCCGCTGGGCGCCACCGACCAGCAACTCGTGCAATGGGCGCTCGATCAGGTGCCCAATATCACCTACAGCGCCATCAACATTGGCGGTACGGGGACTACGCTCGGGGCAGCCGCGCCCGAGGCGTTCAACTGGAGTGGCGCGGTTAATCCGTACACAGTTGGCTACAACTGGAAGCCCGGCACGAGCGCCTGGCAGTACATCCAGAGTCTCGACCGTGCCACGCTCTACCGCACCTATCAGGCGCGCGATGGCACGATCTATCGCGTGCAGATGATCGGCCACCCCGATAGCACACCCGACTTCAGCCTTGCACCCAGCGATGTCCTGGATGGCTCGAGCGGCAGCCGCGACACCGAGCGCACGCGAAACTACGTTGTCGTCCAGGGCCATGACTATGGCGATGGATTGGGCCCAGTCCAGGGGATGGCCACCGGCAGCAACAATTTTCAGGGGGATGGCAGCGATCCGAATCTGCGGCATGTTGAGAGTTTCCAGGCAGAGATGATCGAATCGGGTGTCGATCCCGAAACCGGGATCTGGGATAGCAATACCGGCTTACGCGCCGATGACATCGCCGCGGCGATCCTGCCCGACGTCGACAAGGAGTTCGTCGAAGCCACGGTCCAGAGCTGGCGCGACGACACGCACGGCCCTGGGCTCACGTGCCTGCTCGATTGTCTGGATCGACTTGCGATCGGCGAGCCGATGTGGGTCGCGCGGCACACCTGGGAAGTTGGCGACAACGGCTGGCTGGCGACGTATGGCATGACGGGTGGCGGCTTGCCTCAGAACTACAGCCCGCCACCGGTGTGAAGCATGGCTAATCCCAAAGCTGTCCAATTTCTCGAGGCGGTGTATTCGCGCGTCGACCGGCAAGTCCGCGACGTCATCACCTCGATGCTCAGAGATCCGACTATCGGCGTTCAGGACGAGGGCACGGTCGTCGCCAACCGCTGGAATATCGTGAACTTTATCGGTCCCGGCGTCACGGTCACCGAAGATGCCGCGCTGCGCCGCGTCAACGTCTATATTCCCGGCGCGCCCATCGTCGCCAGCACGACCACGGTGGTCTCATCGACGTCGGCCAAAGCCAGAAGTCTGTGGTCATCAGGCAGCAATAGCGCACCACCCGCGGGGTGGAACCAACCTAGCTATAACGACTCGACCTGGTCCGCGGCGGTGGTCGCCAGTACCTCTAGCGGCTCGGATGCGGTCGCGGGTAGCTCCCCGATCTGGGCGACCGCCAGTCCCGCGGCACTGACGGAAGAGGTGCTCTTACGGCATACGTTTGCCTTGCCGTCGGGCACTATCAGTCAGGCCACCCTGCAAGTCTCCGTCGATGGAAGCTATGCGGGCATCTGGTTGAACGGCTCGATTATTCCTGGATCAGACGGTTTTGCCAACCTCATTACCGGAGCAACCCATACCTTCAGTTTGTCGCCATCACAGTTCACCCCAGGTGCTAATAATTTGCTTGCCTGCGACGTGCTCAACTCTGGCAGTGGGACGAGTGGCTGTGGCAACGGCAGTTTTACCGACGTCGTCAACGTGGGCGGCTATGGCCGTTATTACGGCCCACATACGCTGCAAGCCAATCTGACTGCGACGGATTTTCAGATGTCTGGCAACTACAGCTCCAGCGCTGTCCCAAATCATGCCACGATCAACTTTGATTGGTACGACGCCAGCAACAACGTCATTACGCGAGATGTCAATCTGAGCATTCCACCGCAAACAGGCCCGATTACCTATCACCTGCCGACGTTTCAAAGCTACGTTAGTGCTGGGGCGCGCTCCGTGGGATGGGAAGTATTTCAAGATGGAAGCTCGCCATGGAACCCTTTCAGTGTCACATTTAACTGGAATTACACATTTAGTGGTTGCACCAATCCTGATCATGCGATGGCGTCCTACAAACTCATCGTTGCATATGTCGGAACTTAGGAGAGGCTGAATGGCACGGCTGACGGCAACCAATTTTTCGGGAGCACTGCAATTCCCATACGCCACGGCCGGCAGCGACCAGTTTCAAAAAGAGGACGTACAGGTCCTGGCCCAGGCCGTCGACCAGCACAATCATACGACCGGAAAAGGATTGCCGCTCACCACCGGTTCAATTCCGAACGGGACGATTACCTCGGCCATGATCGCCGACGGCACGAT